TTGTTACAAAACTACTTACTACCTTTCTTGCCATTCTTATAGTCAATAAATCGTTGTGCTGTATAAAGTATAGAAAGCAACAATAATACTATCTGTAGTGTTTGTTCTACTTCTGTGAAACTTATAAAAAGCGTGATGCTATTTAACCCTAGAACGTCTGCGTTTTGTGCTGCTATTTCTTTCATCTTTTTTTTCTAAATATGCTTTCAGCTTAACTATGTTTTTTGTTTTTGGTTTATACATTAGTCAATGCTAATATCAGGTGTTAAAAAATCATCTAATCTTATACCCCTTCTTTTAGGCACTTCTTGAAGGTTCATACCACTATAATAGTTTTGTTTTGTTGGCGATATATCTTCGTTACTATTTGTGCTATATTCAGGGAAATTAGAATTATTGTGTCTTAAATAATCTATCAATCTTTCAGTATACCATTCAGCAGTATTACGCACAACCTCACGCAAGTAGTTTAATTCATCTAAACCTGCCATATCAGAAGTTTCGCTAGTTTTACGAACTATATTTTTGTTCATAATTTTGTAACCCAAAAATGGTATGCATTCGTATAGCGTCCAATGAACTAACGCATCTTGTATATAATCTTCTACAAGCGTTTGGTAATTACCTGACAACGAACTACCTGTAATGTCAGATTGTAATTTATTGTATAAATCTGTTCCTAACTTTGTGTGTATGTGCAGGTCTTGTGCAACCTTCATATATGGTCGCAACAACTCTACATCTACATTACCATTTATAGTAGTAGATTTTTTTAGTTTGTTTTCTGATATAAATAATACTGCCATTAGTTTAGTCTTCCTTGGTTCGGCATATCAATTGGTGCTTGGTAAATCCTTTGGTCGTTTTCCTCTGGTCTGAACCCTCTTGACCTTGCCTTTGTTTTGTTAATTACCTCGTCTGTATCGTAGTTTGGTTTTCCTGTTCCAAACTTTCTAAAATATATTTCTCTAACCCATTTATGATGGCAGTTAACCCCTCCTTTGTAAAGCCAAATGTTATAAACATCACTGCCATTTGGTCCAAAACCTTTGTTAGCAGCTATATTGCTTAAAGAATGTGCTTGACCTATAATATCTTCTTTTCTATATATTTTGTTAGCATTAACCATTGCTTTACAAAATGTTCTTTCGCTTGTATGTTTTTTAGTTTTACCTGCATACCTATAACGCACACGATATAAATTAAAATCTTTATCAAGACCATCTTGTTTACTACCACGTTTCCTAGCTTCACCTGTTCTAACAAAATTTACTTTATGGTTAAGTTCGTTTAAATTATGCTCAAAATCAAAATCAGAGTGTTCGTCATCTAATTCTACTTCTTGTTTATCTATTAACTCCCAATTTTCTTCATCTGCGTCCTCGCCATAAGTGTTTATAAAATTATCTAACGCTGTTGGCTCTGCAGAACAACATGTTTTTGAAAATCTACTATTAACTTCTTCTGCCTGTTCTAATGGCTCATAACCCAACTGCTCTCTTATTTCGTCTTGTGTTAATACATCTTGTAATATATCAGTATCAAACATGCTAGAAAGTGGCGATACCTCGCTCAACGATATAGGTAGGTTTATATTATTGCAATCTAACACCATTTTAAGACCTTTTAAGGCAATATCTTTCATTGGGTTGATGACTGTGTTAGAATACAACTCGTAAGCTGTCATAAGCTCATTTCTACCACCCAATTGCCCTTCTGTCTTAACGCCTAATAACATTGGACTTGTAACCCTGTGTCCAATCATTATATTTTGTATACACAATTCGTTTAATACTGTGTATTGTTTATCTGCATCACTTAAAGATATTGGTTGTAAATCAGGTGCTGAATTAGCATCGTCAGAGAAAGTCAAAACAAATTTACCTGCGTTTCCTGCACCATTAAATTTTTCCTTAATCTGATGCTCTATTTTGTGCCTTTCCTCTTGCGTAGGGATACCATTATTGAAGTTTATCCAAAAACTAGGCGAAAACCCATTCGTTATATTAGATAAATGAAACTCGCTTGTTAAGTGGTCTGTTAATATCCAATTTGTAGAGGCTAAATAATCAGGTGTAAAATACGCTTCCATTCCTGGAGAATATAAACCACAATAAATTATTTGTGATGGCTCACTTCTATCTAATTTATTATATGCTGCAACCCTTCTAGGCGTGTATTCTTTTTGTCTATATTTTGACCAATCGCTACTTAACCAATACTCATCTACCAAGCCACTTTCATTCTTTTTTCCTACACGAACCTGTTCTACAGGTATGTGGTGTATTTCAGCTATCTTACTTTTATCCTTTGACCAAATAACATTCATTGCATAAGCACCAAATAATTTTAAGTCGAAAGCTAATTTAGTAACTAATTCGTGTGCTGTTTCACCATTTCTATTTACACTAGCTAAAAACTTTTTTAATTGAACAAATGCTGACAAATTACCACTATCTTCTTCTATAAGTATTTCGCCCCCTGAAATCATAGCACTTGACGCATTGATAATTGCGGAGTGTGTAGCACTAGAATTATATATATCTATTAAAAATTGTGGGTAAGAATTTCTATACTCACCATCTCCATACGACACCCAATTTTCAGCAGCATGTTCTGTAATTTTAGGTGCTGTTTGCTGTTGTAGATATACTTGTAATAATCTATTTTTGTCCATTTTATGATGTTCTGTTTAATATATCTATTTGTATGTTTCTTCTTGTAGCAGAAGTTAGGTTAGCATCAAACACAACCCACTCGTATAACTTCATATCTGCTGCTGCTGAATTAGTAGTTTGCACTCCTATAGTGTTTAAAGCCAAGTTATCGCCATGGTCAAAAGTAGAATCATCTTCAGAATATATTTCATTAGTAGTTACTTCGCCACCACTAATTTTTGATAATTCAATTTTTAATGTTGTATCACTACCACCTGCTGTTTGAAAGCAACGAATAGTAATTAAATTGATTTCGCCTGTTGTTAAAGATTCATCCATTACACCGTCTACATTGTTTGTGGCTGCATCGCCTCTACGAAACCTAAATTTAGCAGCATTAGTTTGATAGCCAAATCTTAAAAACATATCAGCATCATTAGTTTTACCTAAAACAGTTTCATTAGATAATGAACCAAAATCTATTGCTAAAAACATTGTAAATTGAGTAAGTGTTAATTGTGATGACAAATCTAAATTGTCTTCACTACCATCAAAATCAATGTAGCCACTTGTTGTAGTAGGCTCTTGTAAGTCAGTTGTTTGTGAAGCGGTTCTAGCATCAGTATGGCTAGATGTCCAAGTTATATCATTGTCACCATCACTATCTCTATCGGCAGTAGATATATTTGTGTTAAACTTAAACCAAGTTACTAAATCATCAAGGTTACCAATGTCAAAAGCACCCATTGTCTCTAGGTTTTCTGCTCTTGCGTTTATGCCTAATCCTAGTGCAAATTTCATATTAGTTGTTATATCCTATTGCTACGCTAGAGCCTGATAATGTAATAGCTGTAAAAGGTGCAAAAATAACTGTTCCTGCAGGTATTGTTTTACCATCTAAATTACTATCATTAGTAGCACCTGTAATTGTGCAATTTGTAATTGTGCTTTCAGTAACAAAGTGAATTGCATACCAATCTTTACTTGTTTGTGCTACTGTTGTAAAAACTTCTACAGAACCTTTTTTGCCTAGCATTTCTTGTAGGTGGTCGTTTGTATTCTTGTAAGCCATAATTAAATTGTTATATATTGTGTGTTAGTCGTTGTGTTCGTGTGTTCTGTGTATGTAACCTCATCACCAAACTTACTAGCTGTTGTATAAGTTCCATCATACACTATCGCTTTTCCTTTTTCCATTGTTACGCCATCACCTGTTATTTCGTATGTGTAACTACCTTCATCAGTTAGTGTTATATCAGCAGGTTCAGTAATCGCAAAAGTATCAAATCTACTATTAGTTAAAGTAGGTGTTATCGTAATTTCTTGTTCTGCTTGTTTAATATCATTAGTTATCTTTAATTTCCAAGTGCTGACTGAAGCAGTCATCTTGTCTTTCAAAGTAACTTTCAATGTATTCGCTGATGCTTTTTTGATATATAACACTTTCTTTATAGTAAATATAAAAAACAATGATTTGTTACGCTTATATACGAAAAAAGACAGGAAAAACCTGCCTTTAATCAAATATATTGTGTCCTTATTGGACTATGATGCTGTTACTGTTACAGTAAATCCTGCATTATCAAATGGTGCTGTAGTGTATGCCTGAACAAATAAGCAAGGTTCTGCCTCTGCCCCTGTGAAGGTTAAATTATATCCATTCATATCACCAAATGCTGCACCTGATTGTGATGTTCCTGCTGATAATTCTAAACCATTATCTGCACCTAAACACCAAATCTTATCTTTGCCATTAGCGTCCTTGACATTAGTTTGAATAAAAACTAACAATCTGTTTTGTGCTAATAATTTAATTTCGTTTCTATCGCCAACAGTCATCTTATGTAGCATAATTGTAACTGATGGTTCGTAGAACACAGTGCCATTTTCAACACTTGGTTGGATAGTTTCAGTAAAACTACCTGTGCCTCTTGGTAATGTGTATTTGAATAAATTAGTAGTCAAGTCTAAATCACTAACCGCACCCCCTGTTGTTGTGATAGTAGCATCTTCATGCTGTGCGAAATAGATAGCTTTAACGCCACCCATTACATCTTTGCAATCCAATCCTCTACCTTTCGTTAATTCACAAGCCATATTATTATATGTTTTAAGTGCTTTTTAGCAAAGGGTTTTGACACCCCTTGCTTTAAGCTAGTTATTATTAGTCTAATCTTACAATGTCGCCACCTTGTGCGTGCTGAACTCCTGCAGTAAATTTAGCTACTACACGAACATTGTCAGAACCATCTAGTTCAGACATATCAAGCATTTTGATAGTTGTAGTGTCAGAAACCAAGTCAGTTCCGAAGAACAGGTTAGATTTTTGAGCAGCACACATCATATCATTAGGGATTCCTGGACAAACAGCGATTTTAATTCCTTCAAACATTGGAACATAATCTTGTGCCATGTGGTATGCGTTAACATATCCTAATGTAGACATTGCTTGTATGTATAATCTGTATACGCTAGTTGACATATAGATGTATAAATCATCTTTTCCTAAAACTGCTGCAGGAATAGATGCTGCAATCAATTGTAGGTTAGCGATAACAGTTCCTGCTGTGTATGCAACACCAGCACCACCTGTGTTAGTAGCTTCTACGATAGCAGTATCATTCTCGAAGTATCCGTTACCTGCGTGTAAGAAGCCTGTAAATTGTCCTGCTGAAGCATCAAGACCTTGCCAAATGTTTGTTTCAACATGGTCAGCAATAGTATCAGATAAGTGCGACATAACAAAAGCAGTGAAGTCGTTAGACATATCTCTGTTGTGTGCACCTGCACCCATTTGAGCAGCTTGCCAATCAGCTAGTAAATCTTTTTTACAAAGGTCTACATTGATTTGTAGTTCCTTTGGGTTAAGAACTCTTTCTGTTAAAGTAAGTGTTCCTGCATCTGTGAAATCACAAGTAGCATCAGCAATCATTCCTGATGTTGCTACTTTTGTGATGTTTCTCTTATACTTAACATTTTCTAAAACAGTCAAGTATTGTAAACTATCAGCAGATTGAAGTGCAGCAGAAATATACTGACCTGCGTGTTCACCTGCGTAGTTTGAAGTAATTGAAAATCCCATCTTTTAATTATTTATTAAGGTTATATATAAATTTTTCTTTCCTTGAAAGTTTGTTATACTCTGAACGAGATAAAACTACTTTCTCTTTATTAAACTTATTTAGCTTCACAGGGTTGTCAGCAGGTGCTTCACCTAACTCTTTTACCTGTGCAGATAAATTTGTGTTTTCTTCTTGTAATTCAGCGATATTTTCGTCTTTCGCTAGGTTTTCACCTCTTAACTCATCTAATTCAGCGTTAAGGCGTGATATGTCGTTTCTAACTTCTTCTAAAAGTTCTTTAACAACAGCACCTATCTCTGCAAACAATTCAGCGTTATCGTTAGACATTTCTTCTTTGTCGTCACCATAATCGTCTTCATCTTTGTCTTTACCCATATCGTCTTCTTCTTCCTCTGCTTCTTCTTCCATAGATGCAATAACACCCTCTTCTTCAACAACAAATTTTACACCGTCTTCTGTTTCGTATTCGCCAACAGGTAAAGGCATTTGTGTTCCGTCTTCTACAAGAACACTAACTGCGACACCCTCTGCTAGGGCATCTGCTTCTGAAACGATTATTGTTCCGTCTGCTAATTTGCCTTCATAAGCTAATTGAGTAGTTTCCTCCTCAATACCTAGGGCAACTCTAATTCTAGTTTTTAAGTCCATAGTTATTTATAATTATTAAATTTTCGCATTAAAAATTGCTTGAAATAGTTGGAACATATCTTCAAGTTTAGAACTTCTGTCAGAAATATCATCTAACAAACTATCTAAATCTTTATATTCCTTTATATCACTCGCATCTAACCCTATTGCTTCAGCACTTTTTTCTAATTGTTCTTTCATCAACTCTATTTCATCATAAGCTTCACTTTCATCGTCTATCAAAGTGTCAATTCTTTTGAACATTTCAGTTGAATCTTTTTGAACATCCTTGAATCTTTCTGCTAATTGTTCTGCTTGAGGTATTGTTGACTCCATTTCTGCAAGAACTTTTGCACTTTGACCGAAAACAGTTTTTGCTTCGTCTATTAAACTTAATTTAATCTCTTGCAGTTTAGCTAACTTAACTTCTTTTAGTTTAGCTAACTTTTCAGTATTTAATTTCTCAAAATATAGTTTGCTCATCTCGGTAAGATTTAGGTGTGTTTATTAGTAAATATAATATGTTTTGTTTTGTTACTTATTCGCCATCAATTTCTTTCAGTTTGCTTATCGCCCAATTGATTCCTGAACTTCCTCCCCACGCGTCCCACATAATTCCTCCACAACCTTCGGAGTATGGCACATCTTTGTGTTGTTGGTGTCTTTTGAAACTAGCCATTCTTGCAATAGTGTCTCGTGATATAGGTTTTCTATTTGCAATTTGGTTAGCTCTTGTCCAACCCACACGTGTTCCACAGCTACTTCCATTTTCCTCCTTCCATTTTATTGCTCTTTTTGCGTTGTTAGTAGCACCCTGTGGGTAATCAGTATAACTTTCTAGTTTACTTTTTTTTTTAGTATTTCGTCTAATGCTGAAATAATATCGTGGTCTGAACAAGGCATATACACAGTCTTTCCATTCAGTTCGTGTTCGTGATATCCTTCGCAACCCATTTCTTTAGCTACTGCCTCTGCTTCTTCTACTGTATCAAAAACAGGCATACCATCTATATCGCCTACTTTTTCAAATTTGCTCATTTTCTGCATGCGGTCAATAAAATAACCCTCAATAGACAATCCTTTTAATTCACCCTCTTTTATTCTATCTATTATTTCTTGGTTTTCTATTTTCATACTCACCATCCACGTGCCTTTAGGTAAATCAAAACCATATAATCTTGATTTGTCCATTTCAGCATCTTGTATAATCCAACTTTCTACAGTATGCACGCCTGTAACTTTGTTTTCGTGTTGCACAGTCGCATTATTATTGTTGTTATGCTTCAAATACATTTCACTAGCTTTTTTTACTGTTTCAGCAGTGAAGTATACATAGTATTCTTGGTTAGTATCTGCGTCAAAACGATATATCTGCTTGTTAGGTATTAGTGCAGGTGATACAAGCAACCTTTGTTCCTCATCTACCTTTGCTAATGTTAGGTTATGTTTTGTTTTGTTGAAATAGACAAAGTCCTGTGCTATGGCAGGTTCAGTAACAAGAGATATTGCGTCAATAGCCAATTCTTCGTTACTTTCATCTATAACTAATTCTACGATTTTTGTTGTTTTCTTTTCCATTATAATGATGCTTTTCTTCTAATATTATTTAATCTATCTTGTTCATTTGTCATTTCATCAGCAACTACATACGCTTTAACAACTCCTGTAGTCATACCTGCACTTCCTGTATCAAGCGTTCCACCATCTGCGAACCCAACTCCACCACCTGCTTGATTTATGTTGCTTAAAAGTGGTTTAAACATCCTTGTTGACTTTGCATTGATAACGCTTTCACCCCTGCTTAATCTTGCATTAACGCTATCGCTAGTGCCACTACCATAACCACCTACTATACCACCCATAGCCATTTCAGGTATCGGTGTATTTCTAATTGTTTGAACTTGTTTTAAACCTGCTACTACTGCTATACCTGCTGCGATTGCACCTAGTGTCGGTCCTATGATAGGTATACCAACCATACTCTCGTATGCTTTCTGTGCACCACTATATGTGCTTACTACTGTTTCTGCAATTTTTGTGGCTTTCCAACCTGCTGTTCCTTCTTTTTGTAATGCTGCTGCACTACTTAACATTCCTGCTGTTGCATCTAGGTCAGCTTGTAATTGTGCTGATTTTATTTTTCTTAACGCTTCGGATTTTTGTTTTTCTAAACCAACAGTATCCATACCTGCTTTTTTAGCAAGTTTGATTTGCTCTTGGTAATGCAGCCTTACATCCTCAATCTCCCTTTGTCTAGCAGTCATCATTTCTGCGTTGACACTATTTACAACCTCTAACCTTTCATTTTCTAGCGATACAGCGTTAGTCATTTGCTCTGACATAAACCCTGTAATCTGTGCCTCTATACCTTTCTTCTCGTTTATAGCATCTTGTAGTGCTACCCTGTTCTCTGTATTATCTAAAGCATCTAATTCGGCTTGTGCTGCTGCAATATTTATGTCAGCTAATGCCAACATATCTTCTTTCTGTTTTTCTAGTATTTCTTTTAGCTTATTATTTGCTGCAATCCTTTCTTCAAATGAAGCATTTTCGTTATCTCGTATTTGCCTTTGCGTTTCTGCTAATCTATCATTTTCTTCTACAAGTCCTGTTAGCTGTGCTGCTGATATTTGTGCTGCATTGTTTAATTGTATTTGTGCTGCTGCTGCATTATATGTATTAACTGCATATTCTTTAGTTGCTTCAACTACTTTTTTAGTAGTTTCTACTACCTTATCAACTGTGCCATCAACACCTGTTAATACATCTACATATTCTTTACCTGCTTCTTTTGCACTTTCTAACGCACCTTTAAAATCACCTTCAAATACCTTTTTAAACGCATCTGCTAAAAAACCTAACGCATCTATTGCACTATTAAAGCGTTCTATTATGTTATCTTTTATAGCTTTACCTAATGCTTTTAAATTTTCTTGTGGGTTTTCAAATATATCTTTAAATATATCTATTACTGTGCCTGTATTGTTTACTAAAAAATTTACAAAATCATTTAATGTCCTGGAAAGTGCTGTAAATACTGTGTTAAAAAGATTTGTTACCTTTTGATTTTTCATAAAAGCATCACCAAGCAACTGCAACCCTTTTAATAGCAAACCTATACCTGCTGCCTTAATAGCTAAACCAACACCTTTGATGCCTTTAGCCATTCCTTTAATGCCTTTTTCTGCACCATCTGTGCTTTTGCCTATACCCTCAACACCTTTTTTAACCTCTTCAAGCTGTTTAGTAGCATTTCCTACTTCGGCTTGTAACTTTAATATTACTTCTTCTTGTGCCATTTGCCTCGTATTATGTCGTTATGCTTTGTTTTTATCTTTAACTCACTAATTAAAGGCAATATTTGTTTAAGGTTTATAAACCCCATCATCATATTTACCCCTACTAATTCAAATGTGTTTTTTTCCATTATACTACTTCTGTTCTAATTTCATATACATTTACTATTACACTCCAAGCCATAGACCTACCTGACCTATCGCCTGATAAAGTAAAACTTATATAGTCAGGAGTTCCACTTACTGCTGCTAAAGTTAAGTTACCTATGACTAAAGTTTCTTCATATATCGAAGTATGTCTTCCGTTAATAGCTAATACACCCCCTGTGCTTTGAAATACTGCTTTGCTGTGCAGATAACCTGAACCATCATTGCCTGCATCAGTATACTTGGCTACGGTG